AACTTGGAACAGTAGGCAACTGGTCGAAAGTCTACGAGACAAAGAACATTGGTATCGTTAGAGCTACTAACGTATCAACTCAAGACTAGGAGTAATTAATCATGCCAAGTCAATTTGAAGTTACTGCTGGCAAACTTACAGGACCAACAACTGGTGGGACTGTAACTCAGGCCACAAATAAATCAACAGGTGTAACTCTTAATACTGAGAGTGGACAGATTACAATGAACAATGCACAGCTTAATGCTGGTGTTGAAGTAACATTCGAAGTAACAAACGATAAAATCGCTGCTACTGATTGTGTTGTTGTTAATCATGGTTCAGGTGGTACAGCAGGTTCTTATCTTGTAGGTGTCAGCGAAATAGCTGCTGGTACATTCAAGATTACTGTTACCAACGCATCTGCTGGAAACCTAACTGAAGCAATAGTCATTAACTTTGTAGCATTGAAAGGTGCTTCTAGTTAATGGGTATCTTTGCTTTTAGGCGAATGAGAGAACAGGAGCTTACCAAATCGGTAGCTCCTGTACCTCAAACAAAAACAAAACGTAAGCCAAAAACAAAAACAAATGGCAATCACGATAGACGCAACAGTAGGGGGAGCATCAGCCAACAGTTACATAACTCTGTCTGACGCTAATTCAATAATTGAAGGATTAATTCTTGATGATGATGTTTCCGCATGGGATGGTTCATCCAATGATAATAAGAACAGAGCTTTATATACTGCTGCGGTAAGGGTTGATCGAGAAAGATTTTTAGGTGCAAGAGTTACAAATACTCAAGCATTGCAATGGCCACGAACAGGTGTCAGAAAACCCGATACTTATATAAATACATACGCAACAGGTTTTCCATTTCGCATATCAACTGATTACTTTACAGATACAGAAATACCAGAACAAGTTAAAAAAGCACAAGTTATATTAGCGGTTTACTTGAATAACAACAGAGATGGTTTAGGATTAAGTGGTCTTGAAGATTTTAAAAATGTAAAAATTGGTAACCTAGATGCAACACCGAATTTTTATGGTTCGGTTGGTGCAGATAGAGTACCACCACTTTTCGAAAGATACTTTACTGGATTGAGAATTAGTGGACCCGGAAACATTGCTATTAAAAGGAGTTAAAATGAGCTATTATCCAGCAGCAAAAATTATTAATGACACATCAGCCCACACAGGTAGATTTGGCTGTGTTCAAGCAATTAAAGATTCTGAAATTGCAACATTAGTAGCAGAGAATGTTACTGGTGATCTTACAAGTATTGATTTAAAATCTAACTGTAAAATTGAAGGTGTTATTACTAGCATCACACTTGCAAGTGGGACTGTTGTTGCTTATAGCTTATAATGGGTATTGCATCTTCACTAAGAAAAGTTGCTACCAAAGGTTTATCAAAACTTGGTGGAAATATAACTATTAGGCAAATTACTAATGGTTCATATAACACTACAACAGGAGCAGTAAGTGAAAGCAATAGTGATACTGTTGTAAAAGCAGTAATAGAAAATGTTAATAATTCTGAGGTTAATGACCAAATCCAAGCACAAGACAAAAAAATAACTATTTCTGCAGGTGATATTACATTTACACCTACGCCAAAAGATAAAGTATTAGTCAGTTCAGTTGTTTATAAAATTATTTCTGTTGTAACTAATGAGCAAAATAATACTGCTATAACTTATGAATTATTAGTGAGGTCTTAATGACAAGACAAATAAGATTAGATCAAATAGACGATTTGATGGGAGAAGCAGTACAAAAATTAATACAAAAAACAACTTTACGTTGGACAGAACTATCAAAAAAAGCTACACCTGTTGTAAGTGGTAATTTAAGAAGAGGTTGGCAAACTAATATACAAAAATTTCAAGGCAGAATTATAAATAATGTAGAATATGCAGAACCAGTTATTTATGGAACTGCATTACCACCTAGTTGGGGAGGACAATTTAGAACAAGTCCAAAACAAAATACTATTAAAGGTTTTCCAGAATTACAGGCAAAACAATTAACTACACAATATATTCCTAGTGAATTAAGAAAAATTATTAGGAGTATGTAATGGCTGCAACTGATCTTAATACTGTACGATCTACTATTGAATCTAGGTTGTCAACAGAACTTGCTAGTAGCCCTGCAATTCCCGTTGTATTTAGTAACCAACCATTTGATTCTACAAGCAATGAAAGTTTCGTACAATGTGAAATTAGTTTTGGTTCAGGCGAAATTACATCTCAAGGAGATCAAACAGATGCTAATACATTAATCGTAGGTTTACTGACTTTAAATGTATTTACTGAACAGGGTATTGGTTCTGGTGGAAATTTTACTATTTGCAAACGTCTTAGAGACTTATACAATAGAATAACAGTTTCAGGTGTTATCTTTGATGCGGTAGTAGGACCTGAAATTCTTACACAACCACCAGAAGGTAAGTTTGTAACACAATTAAGAATTACATTTGAAACATACGAAGAACTTTAATTATGGCAAAACTTGAAATCACAGAAGAAATGCTAGATGTTATTGAAGCTGTAAAAGGCAGACGAGATCCAGCCTATTGGGATAATCGTTGTAAAAGATATATGGAAAACCAAGAAAATTTAAAAAAAGATGTGAAAAAACACAAAAAAGGCTAATATAAAATAAATACTTTTTTTTTGTTATGGCTATTAAAGGTGATGTAGGAAAAATTATGTTTGAAAACGCTGGCGGTACTGAAGCTGACGTTGGACAAACAAGAAATTGGTCTTTGTCTATAACAAAGGACACAATGGAAACAACAAAACAAGGTGACACCTTTAAGTCAATTATTGGTGGATTAATTCAAGGAGAAGGTTCTTGTGAACTTTTATATAACCCAAGTGAAACTGGTGCAGGCTATACAACAATTATTGATGATGTTTTAACAACTGGGGATAATGCTGATGCACTGTTTGAATTATTTCCTGATAGAAGTACTTCAGCAAAGAAAATTAGCTTTGCTGGTATTATTACTAATGCTGAATATGGTGCAACCCTTGGTGAGGTTCAGATTATAAACCTTAGTTTTACGACAAGTGGTACCATTACTTCAGCTATATAGTATATTAGGGTAATACAATTATTATCTTATGCCAGCAAAAAGAACAATTGACCTGCTGACTTCATCATATGGTGATGAAATGTCATCTAGAAGAAAATATGAATTTAAGAATTCAAAGGGCGAGAAAATTGTTGACTTATATTTCAAACCTCTTACAAGATACGATAGACAAAAAGCCCAAAGTGCTACCGGTACAGATGAAGCACTTATTGTTTCAACACAATTACTCTGTCAAATGGCAGAGCTTGAAGATGGGACAAAGGCTTTTAGTCTTGCAGATGCACCAAACTTGCAAAGGGAACTTCCAGAAAACGTATTAAATGAAATAGAATTATTTTTATTTAATATAAAACTTGATACAGATACAGCAAAAAACGATTAAAGCGAGATAACTGGTTAAACTTTGAGTTTTTTCTCGCAACAGAATTAGGTAAAACATTAAAAGAATTAAGACAATCCATAACACAAGAGGAGTTGATATATTGGGCGGCTTATTACGAAAACAAACAGGAAAATGAGAAAAGAATGTATGAAAGAGCAAAAAACAGGTAGTATGTTATTAATAGATTTTGTTTTACTTAAGTGGCAGAAAGTATAGTTACCTTAAGAGTTGAAGCAAGAAATGCCATATCTTCTTTAAATAAAACTTCTGCAGCAACAAAAACTTTATCAAATTCAGCTAAAGGTGCAACAGCATCTTTAACTGCTGCGTCAACTGCAGCAAAAGGTTTAGGTGCTTCATTAGCTGCTTCACTTGGACCCTTAATAACTGTAGGTGCTGCTATTGCAACTGTTGGTAATGCAATAGGAACTTTTACAGCCAGAGAAAGAGATATTGCAATTTTAACTCAAGGTTTAAAAAACTTGGGAGAAGGAACTGTTGCTCTCGATCAATTGCAAAAAGCGGCAAATAAACTAGGAAATCAAACTTTATTTAACCAAGAAGAATTTACAAGAGGTTTTAACTTATTAACAAGTTTCAGAAAAATAGGAGTTGATTCATATGAGAGAGTCGCACAAGCTGCCGCAGATATTGCACAAGTTAACCAAGTAGATGTTAATACATCATTTATGCAATTAGCAAAAGCATTGCAAGACCCAGAAAGAAATTTATCAAATTTAAACAGATCAGGTATTGCGTTTACTAAAACACAAACAGATGTAATTAAAGAATTAATGAAAACCAATAAGACTGCCGAAGCTCATGCAATGATTTTAAGCATTGTTGAAGAAAGTTATAATAAACTTTCACAAGCTGCTGCAGAGTTC